AATTTGTTTGGAATCGACTACACTTACAAGCACAGTCTGCACTTCGCAGAAGCTGGACGCGCTTGCACTGAGTTTTGGTTGGCAAAATGCATGGAGGCGCAAATACAGATTGGCGTATCCCATAGATCAACTTTGCTCGACCATAGCGTACCGATAGAAGAGCGCATCTATGGTTTTCACAGACTGAAAGATCCTATTTTAGCCGTGCCAAACGAACCAGAGTGGATTGTTTGCGAGCAGTCTAAGATAGAAGAAGAAATGGAAAGAGCGGGGGTGCAAATGCCAGAAGAAATGAGGTCACCGGAGCCGTACCGTGGGTGAAGGCAACGAAAGCTTTATACAGTTAGGTAGCGTTTCGGTTGGAACAACCAGCCACAAAGGTCATGACCCAGAGTTTTGGGCAGAGCAGATAACCAAGAAAATATGCTCTATTTCTGAAAATGCAGCACCTCATATACGACAACAGGCAGAAGCCTTTCAAAACTATATCTACACAATAGTCTTGCATGGTATTAAAAATGCTATTACATCTGATCGAACAACCATGATAAACTTGTTGATGAATCAAGGTCATGAAGACATGGCCAAGATAATAAAGGAGTTATGACATGGCAATATCAAGCGCGATAGCTACATCATTCAAGCAAGAAATACTAGTTGAGGGCCACAACCTGACCAACGGTGCGGATTCCATCAAACTAGCTCTTTATACCTCTTCTGCAACGCTGGGGGCTGGTACGACAGCATATGTTACAACTGGGCAAAGCTCTGGAACCAATTACAGTGCAGGCGGATCTGCGTTAACAAACGTAACACCAACAACATCAGGCACTACAGCTATTGTTGATTTTGCTGATTTGACTTTCTCAAATGTTACAGTGACGGCGCGTGGATGCCTTTTGTACAATACGACAAACTCAAACAAGGCAATTGCATCGATTGATTTTGGCGGAGACAAGACAAGCACGGCTGGCGATTTTACAGTGGTTTTCCCAGCGGCGAATGCAACGGCAGCGATAATTAGATTAGCTTAAAATTTTTACTTTTGTGGTAGACTTTTTCTATGCCACTTACCACGTTAAATTTTAAACCGGGAATCAACAAAGAGGAGACCGACTACTCCAACGAAAACGGATGGGTAGACGGAAACCTTGTTAGATTCCGAAAAGGCCGTCCTGAAAAAATTGGTGGCTGGGAAAGACAATCTGATACCAATACTTACATAGGGTCTGGCAGAGCCTTACACAGCTGGATCTCGCTGGGCGGTGCGCGTTACTTGGGTATTGGCACAACCTTCAAGTATTACATCGAAGAAGGCGAAAAGTATAACGACATTACACCGTTGCGCGTCACAACAAGCGCGGGTGACGTTACCTTTAGCGCGTCAAACGGTTCATCTACGGTTACGGTCACGGACACATCGCACGGCGCAGCCACTGGAGATTTTGTGACTTTTTCAGGCGCTTCTTCATTAGGCGGTTTGGTAACAGCTGCGGTTCTTAACCAAGAGTATCAAATACTGCTGGTTACAGGCACAAACACTTACACGATCACTGCAAAAGATACTAGCGGCTCTACGGTTACAGCCAACGCAAGCGACAGCGGAAACGGCGGCAGTAGTGTTGTGGGTGCTTATCAAATCAATTCAGGCCTAGATGTGTATGTGCCTTCTGCTGGTTGGGGTGTTGGAACTTGGGGTTCTGGCACGTTTGGATCTGCCTCATCTATTTCAGCTTCTGGCCAGCTTCGCCTTTGGACTCATGATAACTACGGAGAAAACTTAATTATCAATCCCAGAGGTGGTGGAATTTACCGCTGGGTAGAAAACAATGGCATTTCAGTCAGAGCGCTTGAGCTGCAAGGAATATCTGGAGCCAGCAAAGTGCCAACCCTTGGGTTGCAAGTTATAACCAGTGAAGTAGACAGGCATTTGATCGTGTTGGGCGCTGACCCGATTGACAGCAGTAGCGGAAACCGCACGGGCGTTGTTGACCCCATGTTAGTAGCGTTTTCTGACACTGAAAACGAATTAGACTTTAACCCTATTGCTACAAACACGGCTGGCTCTGTGCGGCTATCATCAGGCTCACTGATTGTTGGTGGACTGAAGTCTCGTCAAGAAGTGTTAATCTGGACGGATACCAGCTTGTATTCAATGACGTTTATTGGACCGCCGCTGACTTTTGCTCTGAACCTAATCAACGAGGGCGCTGGTTTGATTTCTCCCAAAGCAGCCGTCAACAGTCCTGTCGGCGTGTTCTTTATGAGTAAGAACGGATTTTATTATTACAACGGCGCTGTCAAAAAATTACCTTGCAGCGTGCAAGATTACGTTTTCAGTGACTTGAACCTGACTCAAGCTTTTAAGTGCTTTGCGTCACTCAACGCAGAAAACTCTGAAGTGTGGTTTTGGTATGTTTCTGAAGAAGACGATACCGATGAAATATCACGTTATGTAATGTACAACTATGAAGAGCAGTCTTGGAGCATTGGTTCTTTAGTGCGATACAGCTGGCTGGATGCAGGCATAGAAGACAAACCAGTGGCTGGCGGTAAAGTTTCTGGAGACGGAGTGATCTACGTTCATGAAACTGGCTTCAATGATGACTCTAGTGCGATGTCCAATGTGTTTATTGAGTCAGCTGACATTGATTTGGGTGATGGCGAGAACTTTATGTTTGTCAAAAAGCTGATCCCAGACATTAAATTTTCGACAACGCGAGGCGTATCAAACACTCCAGCTGTCAACATGGTTATTAAAAGAAGAAACTATAACGCCGAGTCGCTATCGACAGACTCGACAAGCCAGATTACCAATTCAACAACTTTCACAAACGTAAGAACCCGAACCCGACAAATGGTTTTGCGTGTTGAGTCGGATGACGACAACTCATTAGAAGCCGACCAAAAAGACTTCAAGTGGAGACTCGGAAACACTAGGTTAGACATGCAGCCCTCTGGGCGGAGGGGCTAGTGAGCAAGCTGCTAGAGACTCGCTTGCCTCTGGCTACTGAAGAGACGGTTTCCAGCGACACATTCAACCGACTAGTCAGGATACTAGAAATAAACCTAGGAGACGCGGACATTGACCGCACCCCCACCTTCAACGCTGACGAAATTTCTACGTTACAATTTGCAACGGGTGCTATAATATTTAACAGTACGGTAGAAGTGCATCAGGCTTTTGATGGCACTGAGTTTAGGAATTTGTATGAGCATCAAACCTATTTGACTGGACTTGGAGGAACTGTAAGCGTGGGCGCTGTAACGGTCACGATTAGTTAACTTTATGGCAGAAAACATATCACCAGAGCTTTTAGATCGAATCAATCAGTTTGCACTTGCTGAGCCGATGCCTAATCAGGGCATGGATATGATGCCTCAAGGGTTTCAAGAAGGCGGCGAAGTTGAACAGATGATGATGGCGGGTGTTGATCCCAACGCAGAACTTGCTGCTGCTATCGACGGGTTGATGGCTGAACAGGCTATGACTGACGACCCAACAGAGCAAGCTATGTTTGAAAGCATGGCAGAAAACGTCGTGGATGCGGCAAACGCTCCTATGGCTGACATGGTGCAGATGATTGCAGCTGAAGGGCGCGGAGGAGACACAACACTTGCCCACTTGACTCCCGGCGAAGTGGTTTTGCCAGTAGCAGCTATGCAAGATCCTCAGTTTGAGACAGCTGTTGAAAACCGATTTAACGAGATCGGTCTGGACCCAGAACAATATGTCGTAGGTGCAGGCATTGCCAGCCTAAACCCCATGACTGGTTTAGAAGAGTTTGGTTTCTTTAAAAAGGTAGGCAAGTTCCTCAAGAAAGCCGTCAAGGTTGTTGCCCCCATTGCTATGTTAGTCCCCGGCGTTGGAACCGCTGTCGGTGCAGCGCTAGGCGGTATTGGTGGATTGGCTGCAAAAATACCAGTCGTTGGAAAAGCGTTAGGGGCTGTAGGAAGTAAAGTTGCTAGCGGTATAGCTGGTTTAGGAATCCCCGGAGTATCACCGATTGCGGGTGGCGCTCTGGAAGGCTCAGCTGATTTTTTAGGAACGCTAAAAGACGCTGCACAAAAGCCATTGTCTGGAGGAATTTTTGGAGAGCTTGGGTCAACCTATCAGGGAGGCCCAATGGCTGGCGAAGGTTTAGCCAACAGGCTTGGCCTTGGTAGCGGCACTCCAACTCAAATAGCTTCGGATGCTGAAGCGCGGGAAGCGATAGAAACATTAGACCAAATGACTGACGCACAAAAATTGGCTAATCCCGAAATTGTTGAGATGCTTGAAGAAAAAGCGCAAGGAACAGTAGGGCGGTTTGAAAAAACTTTAAGTCTTGGTCTTGGCGACTCTGTAGTTGGAGGCAAAGGCGGTTTGCCGGGACTTCTGGGTATGCTTGGCTTAGGCGGAAAAGGCGACCTCGGCAAGTTAGGCTTGGCTGGTGGTGCAGCTTACATGCTTGGCAAGCTGGCCAAGGAAGAAGCAGAAAGAGATAAAGGCGTGCCAATGGTTCCTTTGACCACAATGGACGCTAGTGGAAGATATAACATAGAAGCTGAGATAGCTCGTAGGATGGGCAGACAAGCGCCCAACCCCGTTGAGTTTGGATTACAACCACGGTTCCCAACCATGGTAACCAGCTCAACTGGCCCTGCTAGAGTGTCGCAGTTTTATAACCCCAGCATGCCAGACTATGATCCTTCGCAAGTAGAACAAGTTCCTGTTCGCGGCGCTGCAAACGGCGGAGCCATTTACCCGATGGCATACGCAAATGGCGGTAACGTAGCCATGGAAGATTTTGAGCGCATGAACGGTGGAATTGACGGACCCGGAACTGAAACGTCAGACGACATTCCCGCTATGCTCAGTGATGGCGAGTTTGTGATGACAGGCCAAGCGGTTCGAGGAGCTGGTTCTTTTGAGCTAAACGAACAACCAGATGGTATCTTGGCTCTAGTGCCTTCCAGCTCAGAAGACAGAGAGCGAGGAACCCAGCTTATGTATCAAATGATGAATGCATTTGAGAGGTATGCCAATGCAACCAATTAGAGAATTTCGACGGGGCGGGGTAACACAACAATATATTGATCCCGCTTTTGCTTCGCAGCTAGGTGGCTTTATCCCCGGCGGCGACACATTTCAATATCAAGATGCTATGCCTGCGGATGCGGAGTTCGGCGTTGATCCTTTTGACCGAAACCGTCCCGCGATACCTATGGGGGGTGGGCGACTGGATGCATCATCCTATGGTTA